ATTTGTACATCAGATCATTTGGTGATTCAGATAAATCTCCTGTTATCTTAGAAAGATTCTTAGGTTTATCAATGGATGAAACATTAGATAATTATATCGGTAGAAAAATAGGTACTATTGACAACAAATATCCTTTAGTTAGTTCATATGTTGTTGTTGATGTTGCTGAAAAAGCACCAAAAGACGGGGTTCCAGCTGGTTTCGAAGGTTATGAATTTAGATCATACGGAACTGGATTAACTGAATCCGATTATTGTGGTGTAATTGAATTACCATACAAAACAAAATACTATTCAGCTGGTGAATTAATTGTTAACCCACCATACGCATTACCAATTTATTCAAACGGTGATAAAATTAAGAAAGTTTACTTAGGATTCACTGATAACGAATATGGTTTTGACGCTGATTTATTGAAGTTTAAAGGTAAAGTTTCATTAACAGGTGATAACGCATATAATGATGGTGTTGATTGGTCAACTAAAACTAAAGGTTTCCACATGGATATCAATGCAAGTTCAATTGTTGATGCCAATGGTAATGTTGTTTTCTCAACTGGCTCTGGTAGCTTTACCGATCCAACTGTGATTGCATCTACCCCTTCTCACCCTTACTATGACATCAGAACTAGAAAGTTCACAGCTTTATTCTCTGGTGGATTTGATGGTTGGGATATCTATAGAGAGCAAAGAACAAATACTGATGATTACAAAATCGGTAGAAATGGTTTCGTTAGATCTGGTTTCGATACTTTTACAAGTGTTGAGTACTCTGAGACTTTTGGTACTTCAGATTACTACGCTACATTGTATGGTATTAAAACATATGAAAACCCAGAACAAACATCAATTAACATCTTAGCAACTCCAGGTATTGATATCATCAATAACACTGAGTTGGTTAGGGATACAATTGAGATTGTTGAAGAGAAGAGATTCGATTCAATTTACTTACCAACATTACCTGATATTAAGTTGATTGGTAATACCAATGCGGCTAATACTGATGAGTGGTACTACCCTGGTGATATTATTGATTTATTAGATTCAACTGAAATTGATTCAAACTATACTGCGGTATACTACCCATGGATCCAAATTTCAGACGTTGAAAATAATGCAAACTTATTTATCCCACCAACGGCAGAAGTTGTTAGAAACTTAGCGTTTACGGATAATGTAGCACATCCTTGGTTCGCAACAGCGGGTTACACAAGAGGTATTGTAAATTGTATTAGAGCACGTATTCCATTAGATCAAGAAAGTAGAGATACATTATATCCAGGTAGAATTAACCCTATTGCTACATTCTCTGATGTAGGAACGGTTATCTGGGGTAATAGAAACTTACAAGTTAGAGATAGTGCAATGAACAGATTGAATATTAGAAGATTATTGTTACAAGCAAGAAAATTAATTGTTGCCGTTGCTAACAGATTATTGTTCGATCCAAATGATGCACAAGTTAGAAGTCAATTCTTATCATTGGTAAATCCAATCTTGGATAATATCAGAAAAGAAAGAGGTTTAACAGACTTTAGAGTTTCATTGGTAAATGATGTTGAAGATAGCGACAGAAATACTTTAAGAGGTAAAATATTCGTTAAACCAACCCCAACATTAGAATTCATCGAATTAGAGTTCGTTGTAACACCAACAAGCGTATCTTTTGATAGTCTATAAGAAAATAAAATGAGATAAAAAAGAAAGTCCTGAGAAATCGGGACTTTTTTTATTGCATGAAATTTGCTATATTCTTAATGGTCCATTATTCTTAAAGGTCCATTATATAATATATTAGTTAATTATTTATTATGTATTATTTAATGTCTCATTTATTGTTCCTGATGGTCCCTTTTTCACTTGCCTGTTCAAAAGTAACGAAAAAAAACCACAAAGTCAAGTATTTTGAAAAAAATATTTTTTGAGACTATTTATAGAAAACAAAAATAAAAAATATAAAGCATTGAACAAAGCGATTTTGCTAGATATTTATATAAAGAAATAAAACACATAAAAAAAATAGAAAATTATGGCTAACTTATTAATGAAAATGCCTGTTCCTTACGAACCAAAAAAGCAGAACAGGTTTATTTTAAGATTCCCTAGTTCGTTAGGTATCAACGAATGGTTTGTTATAACAGCTTCAAGACCTAAAATTGCAATTGGTGAGGTTGAGATTCCATTCTTAAATACTTCAACATGGGTTGCTGGTAGATTTACTTGGGATGCTATTGACGTTACCTTTAAAGATCCTATCGGTCCTTCAGCTGCACAAGCGTTAATGGAATGGGTTCGTTTACATGCTGAGTCAGTAACTGGTCGTATGGGTTATGCCGCTGGTTATAAAAAAGACATTGAATTGGAAATGTTAGATCCAACAGGTGTTGTAGTTGAAAAATGGATTCTTCAGGGTTCAATGTTAACTAATGTTGACTTTGGTTCATTAGATTACAGCGCTGAAGATATCGCAGAGATTACAGCTACCATTAGAATGGATAGATGTATTTTGGTTTACTAATTTATTAATTTTAAAAAGAATGACAGTACCCGATTTGCTTACCATAAGAACAGCAATCGGGTCTTTTTTTTTAACCGTATATTAGACCGTACTTTGTAATAAAGTTATTTATTTTTTCGGTCAATAGTACTTGGTTTTTCAATTCATGCTCCCAAACAATCAATAGATTGTAGTATTTATCAAACTTAACCAGTTTAAGTTTATGTTGATCGTTTTTAAGATTGTTTTTTTGTATTTTATATTTTGGTGTCGGATTATGTGTCTTACAGCAATGATAAAAACACCCATGGGTTTCAACCAATATATTGTATTTTATTAACAGGAAGTCAAATTCCTTACCTTTAAACATATAATGTTGCTCGTAGTTAATTTTCATCTCGTCTAATATTGCTGAAAATTTTACTTCTAAATTAGATGTACCATTCATCTCACCCAACATTTTACCAGTTTTACTCTTTTTTTTAGCCATTTGCATTTACTTGTAATAATAAGTACTTAGTATTGTGTGTACAGTTACCGTTAAAAATAGACTAAACGGTAAAAAAAATAAAAAATATAGTTTACACTATTTAAATATAGATTATAATTAACTTTAAAAGACAATAATATGGATACAATGATGGAACCAGCACATGATGTGATTGCACTACCTTCACAAGGTAAGTTCTACAAAAATAAAAAATCAACAGTTAAAGTTGCTTATTTAACAGCCGCTGATGAGAATATCTTAACATCACCAAACTTACTTCAAAATGGTAAGGTTATTGATGTTTTATTAGATAGAAAAGTCATTGACCAGGAAATTAAAGCTAGTCAGTTGCTATCTGGTGATAAAAATGCGATTCTATTCTTTTTGAGATCAACTGGGTATGGTGAAATGTATACCGTTGAGGTTACAGACCCAAAAACTGGTAAACCATTTGAAGCGGAAATTGATATTAGTCAGTTCCAACCTAAAGAAATAACTTTAGAGCCAGATGAAAATGGTGAATGTGGGTTTGTTTTACCAAAGGGTAAGAATAAAATTAAATTCAAATACCTAACAGCTGAAGAAGATGAAAAGTTAGTGAGAGAAGATGAGGCTAGACGTAAAAAAATGGGTCAAAACGCTATCTCACAATTAATGACTATGAGATTAGCCGCTCAAATTACAGAAATTGATGGTCTTAGAGATCGTGGTCAAATCCAACAATTTGTTGATAATATGAGTGTAATGGATTCTGGTTCTCTTAGAAAGTATGTCAATGACAACGAGCCTGGTTTAGACCTGAACGTATCAATTGAAGCACCTAGTGGTGAATTTTTTTTTGGTGAACTTCCAATTACCACAAAATTTCTTTGGCCCTTCCTTGACCTATAAGAAAGATGTGCTTTATGAGTTTTACATTCTTATAAAACATGGTAATTTTTCATATGGGGATGTTTTACATATGCCAGTATTTGAGAGGAGAGCTTTTATTGATATTTTAATGGAGGAAAACAATAAAGTAAAAGAACATAGAGAAAGAGAAGCCGCAAAAATTAGTAATAAACGTAAATAAAATAAAACCCACGATTTTCACGTGGGTTTTTTAATTTAAAGGTATTTATATAAAAGATAAAATTATGTCGATTGAGAAAATAATAGAACGTATTAAAATGATTGAAAACAATGATTTTAATATAACCGAAAACACTTTAGATATTGATACCGTAAAAACAATTAGAGCGGGTAAAAAATCATCTGATTCAGCTGAAAGGATTGCCAGAGATATATTAGGTGGCTTCGGTGATGATGGTACAACATATTCTAGTTCCGATTCTAGTTCAGACTCATCTGGCAATTATATAGCGTTACCAAGTCAATTTGAAAAACTAGTTCAACCAATTTTAATATTGGTTAAAAAATACGAATTAACCGATGATTTAAATAGTAGTGGAAAACCAGTATTCGGTTATTCAAAACCTGTTTTTAAAGGCGGTAGAAACAATACTTTAGTTTTACAAAAAAGTGAAATAGTCCAAGTTGAATTTATTGATGATTCATTATCTAAATTAAAATCTATTAATGTTAAAAAATATAAATCACCAAATTCTAACGTTAATGCTTTTTTTAATGAGGTACTAAAAAATAAAGACACATACGGTGTAAAGACAGTAACTAACACCCAAAAGTTTATAGTTATTAAATTCATATAATGGCTCAAGGCGATTTATTTAAAGGTTTTCTTAGTAGTACTGGCGCTCTTCAGGAAGCGTTGGATAAAGGCGTTATTTCCGCTGAAAAATTCAGTAGTATCCAAAATGAGTTATTGGAGCAATCTGAAAATATGGCCAAGGTTAGAAAGAACATGTGGAAAGCTGATTACAAAGGTCAAAAAGTAACCGAGAGAATGGCTAGCACCATGAGAAAAATGTCTGAACACACTAAAAAAATTGCTCAAATGAAAAAAGAGCAATTAGTAACTGAAAGACAATTAGCAAAAATTGAAGCTAAGATAAAAGATTCTAGAACTAGTCCACAAGATATTAAAGTTTTAACCAAAGAATACGACCTTATTAAATTAAAATATTTAAAAAATAATGAATCATTAAAAATGATGAAGAAAGCCACACCAGTATTAGGTAAATTAGGTAGTATTGGTGGTGGTATTGCTGATGCTCTCGGTGCTTTAGGTAGTGTTATTCCAATAATAGGTGGTATTATATCTGGTTTAATAAAGATCGGATCAACATTGTTAAGTTTTATTGTGGCGCCATTTAAAAAAGGTTTTGAGTTATTTTTAAAAACACAAAGTCTTGTGGGTAATTTAGCCGCTGATATTGGATTAACGGCTGCACAATCTAAAAATCTAATGAATAACATTGTGGGTATGACATTAGCTGCGATGAAGTTCGGTGGTTCAATGGAAGATGTTATCAGCATCTACAGACAATTCAGTTCAATGACTGGTAAAAACATGGCGTTTAACGCTGATGAGATTGCCGCTATTGTTGAATTAGGTAAAGGTACTGGTTTAGGTGTTGATGGAGCCGCTGAAATGGCCGCTAGCTTTGAAAATATTGGTATTTCATTAGGTAAAACTGTTAAATTAACAGATAAAGCTAGAAATATCGCTGCTAGATATAATGTTAATGTCACTGATGTTTTAAAATCATATAGAGGCTTAGTTGAAAGTTTAAGTGGTGTTGGTTTTGCTAAAGGTTTAGATAATTTAACAAAAATAGCCGCAAAAGCTCAAGCTATTAGATTTGATATTGTTGGATCAACAAAAGCGTTTACAGACGCATTCTTTGACCCAGAAAAAGCTGTTGAGGCTTCAGCCAAAATGCAATTATTAGGCGGTAAATTCGCACAAAGTTTTGGCGACCCAATGCAATTAGCATTCGAATCAATGAATGACCCAACAGCACTAGCTGAAAAATTTGCTAAAACTTTAGAAGGTGTTGTGGCTAAAGATAAAATGGGTAATTTCTTTATTCCACCAGCCGATAGGAAAATGCTAAAAATGGCTGCTGAAACTTTGGGTCAAGATTATGAAATGGCAACTAAATCAGCGCTTGAACAAGCTAAGATTACTGATAAAATGGTTGCTTTAAGTAAATCTGGTTTTAGTATGATGGGTATATCTGAAGAAGATAAACCAGCTTTAGCTTCATTAATGAAAATGAATAAAAATGGTAAGTATGAAATCCAAATGTCTGATGGTACAACAAAACTACTTGAAAATATTACGGATAAAAACCAATTAAAAGCCATTTTAGATAATAGAAAGAAAAACGATTTAGCGGCTGAAGGTCGTATGAATTTAATGGAAAGATTAGAAAATATTATAAATCGATTTACACTTGGTTTTACAAATGTTTTTAATAAAATCTTTGCAAATATGGATTTTGAAAACTTTTTAAGTAAAGTTGAGGAGTTAGGTACATCATTAGCTC